CTACGTTGACGGCACAAAAGCAGAGTAGGGGGCGATTATATGGCATACAGAACAAAAATCGAGGTAAGAACCGGCGGCAAGAAATACCTTCCTGGAACAATCCTTCCGGAAGATATTTCACCGCTTGATCTTGCGTTCCTTAAAAGAAAAAAATTCGTTGAGGTTGTAGACGCTGATCCGCTGGCAACGCTTGCGGCGGAAGATTCCGACGAAGATCCGGACAATGACGGATTCACAGACGGGTTCGGCGGTGTAGACAGCCTGAAAAGCGCTGACGAGATCATGAAGCTTCGCTCAAAGGCCGACGTTGCACAATACGCGGCTTCTATCGGGCTTGATCTTGGCGAAGATTACAAAGACAAGGCCCTGGACAATCTGAAAGAAACAGTTATCAATTTTCAGGAAGAAATGGAAGCTGGTTCTGACGACGGATCCGACAAGTAATGAAAAGCTTCAAAGAACAGCTTGAAAAAGATTTTGAAACCACATTCTTCAATACGGACGAATTCGCGGAAATTCACGAATTGCAAGGAAATGAAGTTCCGGTCGTAGTTGATAACGACATAATTATCGCGCTTTCACTTGGAAAACATGCGGACGCCGACGGAATATTCACCGACGATAAAATGATTTTCGTACAAAAAAAATACCTGGAATTTGAACCGGTGGCCGGTCAACACTTATCCTTCGACGGAGAGATCTACCCGATCAAAACTGTTAATGAAGATATGGGCGGCTATACGATCATTCTATCAGGTAACGAAGATTGATCGTTTCGGAAATAAAGGTTTCCGGCATTGAAGACGTTGAAAAACGTTTAGGAAACATGAAAAAGAACGCCCCGACGGTTGTTTCCAGGGCAATCAATAGGGCGATTCAGAACGTAAAGAAGAATATGGGAAAAGAAACGTCGGAAAGGTATTTTATCACGTCCGGCGAAGTGAAAAAGACTGTCAATGTCACAAAAGCCACAAAGTCACGGCTTCAAGCCGCGGCAATTTCGCAAGGTGCCGGAATTGCCTTGTCAAAATTCAAGGTAAATCCCAAAACACCGGTTCGATACCGTGGGGCGTCCAGATCGCCGAAGGTATATCGTGCCGGTGTTAAGAAGGCCGGCGGCGTAAAGCCGCTGGACGGAAACCCGAAGTCTTTCGTTGCTGTTATGAAATCCGGACACGTCGGCGTTTTTTCCAGAACGTCCGCGAAAAGCCTTCCGATCAAACAGCTATACGGCCCGTCTGTTCCGCAGATGGTGAAGAATGAAGACATTATGGATAAGATCAACCGCGACGCAAACGAAACGCTTCAAAAGCGAATTGACGCGGAGATCAACAACCTTTTGCGAAGGGGGTAAGACATGCAGACAGATATTTTTTTACAGAAGACACTTGTTGAAGTTGTGAAAGAAGAACTGAAAGGATATGTCACGTTAAACAATGGCGAAATGGTAGAATTCAACGTCTATCCGCAGAATTTACCAGCAAAGCAAGGGAAGAATGACAAAGACCACTTTCCTTACGTGCTGGTGTGCCTGGACGAAGAAACGATCGCCGGGGAAGATTCAAACAATATTTGTTCAATCTATTTCCTGGTTGGAATCCAGGATCAGAACCCGAACCGCCAGGGACATTTTGACGTTGCGAATGTCTTAAATAAATTACAAGACAGATTCCTGAAAGATCGTCTGATAGATCAGCGATACAGAATCCAGTTCCCGATCACAAAGAAGTTCCAGGAAGAAGACACCTGGCCGAAGTTTATCGGCGGAATGTCTACTTTATGGGACGTTAGTAAAATGGAAATGAGGGAAACCGAATATGACTAGGAAAGAAAATAAAAAGGTCATGTATTTAGGGCCTACAATTCGCGGCGTCGTTAAAAACGGCGCTGTTTTTGAAGGTGGAATTCCGAAGAATCTTGAAAAGATCGCCGGAAAGAAGCCTATCATTCAGAATTTGATCGTTCCACTTGAAAACATTGTGGACGTTTCGAAGAATATCCGCGTCGAAGGAACAGCGGAAGCGATCGCCTTCGATAAAATCGCAGAGATCAGCGAAGCGGAAGTAAAAGAGTTTACGGAAGGAGAGTAAAAAGCTATGTCTAATTACAAACATGGTATCAGGACAAGCCGCCAGGCTACACAGTTAGCCACACCGGTAACGTCCGACGGCTGTTTACAGTGCATCATCGGAACGGCACCGGTCAACCTTGCCGCCGATCCTTACGACACAGTGAATAAGCCTTTCGTCGCATACAAGAAGGCGGACGCGATTTCCGCCCTGGGATATAGCGACGATTTCAAGAATTACACATTATGTCAGAGTGTTTACGCGACATTCGACGTCTTCGGAGTTGCCCCGATCGTGCTTATTAACGTTCTGGATCCGAAGAAGCATGTATCAGCGGAGCTTTCAAAGACATTCGACGTCGTAGGCGGAACAGCAAAGGTTACAGAAACCGGAATCCTTATGGATAAGCTTTCCGTATCTGACGAAACCGGCGGAACAAGCTACAAAGCAGACGAAGACTATATCGCTTCTTTCAATTCAGACGGTACAGTTTCAATCGCAATCGTAGCAACCGGAGCCGCAAAGAGCGCGAAGAAAGTAAAAGTGACTTACGTTCAGATTGATCCTTCAAAGGTTACATATCAGGACGTGATCGGAAGCTATGACGTTTCTTCAAAAAAGAAAACCGGAATGGAACTGATCGGAAACATCTATCCGAAATACGGAATCGTTCCTTCTTTGCTTCTAGCGCCTGGCTGGTCGCACATTCCGGCGGTAAATCTTGCGCTTAACGCAAAAGCGAACCTGATTTCTTCCCTTTTCACAGCGAAGGTCGTATCAGATATTGACACAGACGCAGAAAAGGCAGAATCAGCGGACGAAGTAAAGGAATTTAAGGATAAGTCCGGATATTCCGACAGAAACACAATTCCGACATGGCCGCTTGTTGGCGTCGGCGATTATGTTTATTACTTTTCCGCCCAGCTTGCGGCAAGCTTACAGTATTTAGCCGCAAATAACAGCGGCGTTCCTTCAAGAAGTCCTTCAAATAAGGATCTTAAAATCACCGGAACCTACAACAAGGCCGGCGATGAAATTATCCTGGATATGGACGAAGCGAACGATTATTGTAACGCTTGCGGCGTAGTTACCGCGATCAATATGAACGGCTGGAAAGCTTGGGGAAATAATACCGCGGCTTACCCGTCTTCAACAGATCCGATCGACAGATGGATCAACATTGTAACTATTTTCGATTACATCGAAAACAACTTCAAACTTTCGTTCTTCCAGAACGTGGACGATCTGACAAATTACAGACTGATTGACGAAGTAGTTTCCGGATTCAACATTCAGTTGAACGGCCTTCAGGGATCCGACGATATAGCTGGCGGCGAAATCGTATTCGATCACGAAGAAAATCCGATCGCGAATATCCTGGGCGGACACATTAAGTTCCATACAAGAATCGGCGGCTATGTACCGGCGGAAGACATCGAAAACGTATTTGAATTCGATCCTACCATTACCCAGGCCGCACTTGAAGGGGGTGCTGAATAATGGGATATAAAATTCCTACCGTGTTAAACAACTTTAACACATACGGATCCGGTCATAAGTACGTCGGAGTTTCAAGCGAAGTTTCTCTTCCTAGTTTCGAGTACATGACGGAAACGATCGACGGCGCCGGAATCGGCGGCGAGATCGAAGAAGCTATCGAAGGAAGCTTCGGATCGCTTGAAACAGAAACAACATTTCAGAACATTAGTAGAGAAATGTTTGATTTCATTACACAGACTGGAAATGTCACATATCGCGGATCTATGCAAGTGCTGAACACAGCAACACAGACAAACGATTTTGAAGGCCTGGTCGTAACAACAAAAGGAAAGGTGAAGTCGTTCGAACTTGGAAGCCTGAAAAAAGGCGGCAAGGGAGAACCGAAAGTCGTTCGTGAAATTACTTACTGTAAAATTCAGATCGGCGGAACGACCGTCCTTGAACTTGATAAATATAATCTGATCTGGAAACTTAACGGCGTTGACCGTTTACAGAAAGTAAGATCCCAGATCTAGGAAAGTGAGGAAATAAGCATATGAGCAAAGAAGATAATTACGAAGTAACAGCAAGGGAAGACGTGACCGCGGATATTCCGGTCGCAAACGTACCGGAAGGGGCGGAAAACGCCCTTCTTCCGAAGAAAGAGAGCGAAGACGACGATCTGATCGTGAAGTTCAGAAAACCTTTCGATTTCGAAGGCGAAATTTATGAAAAACTTGACCTTCACGCCCTGGAAGACATTCGCGGCCGTGACCTTACGGCTATTGAAAAAGCTTTCAATAAGACGGGAATTTCCAGCTTTATGCCGGAAACAACAACGACTTACGCGAAGATCGTAGCCACGAAGGTAACTGGTTTACCGGCCGAATTCTTCGAAGATCTTCCGGGTTACGAGATCGAAAAGATCAAAAATGTCGTGACAGGTTTTTTCTACAAAGACGAATAAGACATGATTCCGGCCAGGATATACAGAAAACCAGCGTATATCTTGCGATGGCTACACATACCGGTATTGATTTTTTCACAGATCTTCCGATTGATGAATTCATCGACGTAGCGAAGGAAGTGAACGATATTGGCAAGCAAAACAAAGTATGAATTAGCGCTTGAGATTGGCGGAAAGATTCAAAGTTCACTTGAAAAAAGTGTCGGCGGAGTTAATAAAAAGCTGGATTCTATCGGAAAAGCCGCAAAGACAGCCGCGAAGATAGCAACAGCCGCCTTCGCGGCCGTTAAGGTCGGCGATTTCGTAAAAGACGCGGTAAGCACATATTCGGATTTCAACCAGGCAATGGCGAACACGTCCGCGATCGCCGGGGCGAATGAAGAACAAATGAAAAAGCTGGAAAACGCCGCGCTGGAAATGGGAAAGAAGACGACAAAGACGGCGACGGAAGCTTCGGAAGCGCTTGGATATATGGCGCTTGCCGGGTGGGACGTCGATACTTCGATTGCTTCCCTGGAACCGGTTCTTCGACTTTCAGAAGCTACACAAATGGATCTGGCGACATGCTCGGATCTTGTCACCGACTCAATGAGTGCGTTAGGCCTGACGGCGGATCAGTTGACGGACTATCTGAACGTTACATGTCAGGCGAATAATAAGTCTAACACCACGGCCCAGGCTTTAATGGAAGCTATGATCGGGTGCGGTGGTGCCGCAAAGTCGGCCGGAATGGACTATAAACAAACGGCCGCCGCGCTGGGAATCTTGGCGAACAATGGTGTCAAGGGCGCCGAAGCTGGAACAGCGTTGAATTCAATGTTAGTCCGTATGACGACGAAGGACGTAGCGCAGAAAGCGTTTAAGGAACTGGGTGTTTCGATATACGATAGTTCCGGTCAAATGCGAAATATGCAAGATATTCTTGTTGAATTAAACGGCGCAATGTCCGGACTTACCCAGGAACAGAAAAACAACTACATGTCGGCTATTGCCGGCACAAACTACTATACACAGTTTGGATATTTGCTGGAAGGCGTAAAAGAAGGGGCAGACGGCGCGGCTTCGACGTGGACGTCATTAACAGAAGCCTTCGACAATTCAGACGGCGCGCTTATGAATATGGCGAACCAGATGAACGATACACTTCCGGCGGCTATGGCGATATTTAATTCGGCCGTAGACAACGCAAAGATCCGATTGTGTCAGGTGTTCGCACCTATGGCAAAAGACGCCATAAAAGGCGTTGCCGACGCGCTTCCTTCGATTACTGATAAAGTGGTCGGAGTAGTCCAGAGTTTATATGATAAAGCAGTTCCGGCGGCGGAAGATTTCGCAAAGAAAGCACAAGCGGCCTTCGAAAAGGTGAAGCCAGTTCTGGACGACATACGAACAAAAGCGACTGACGCGTTTACATTTCTGGCAGAAACCGGAAAGACGGCCTTCCAGAATATCAAAACAGCAATCGAAACCAACAAACCGGCGATTGATAAGGTGATCGCGGTCGCGCTTGACCTGAAAGACAAGTTATTCCAGGCATTTAACGTGGCGAAACCGGCAATCACTTTTATAGCTACAACGGCCATTCCGGCGGTTGTAAGCGCTATTATGAAAATCATCGGCGCGGCGGCGACGGTTTACCAGAAGTTAAACCAGTGGGGACTTCTGAAACCTATTATTATAGGCATTGCTGGGGCTATTGCGGCCATGAAAATGGTAAAATTCGCAAAAGATACAATCCAGGCAGTAACAGCAACAAAAGCACTTGTAACCGTATTTCTTGCACAGAAAAAGGCCATGCTGGCAAATATAGCCGCGAAAGCGAAAGATCTTGCAGAAACGGCGGCTATCCATGCACTGTATATCAAAGACGCTATTGTCAAGGGAGCCAGCACAGCGGCAACCTGGGCGCAGACGGCGGCAATGACGGCATGGAACGCGATTTGTGCAGTCGGAACGGCTGTCACAACAGCACTAGGCGCGGCTTTTACCTTCCTCACAAGCCCGATCGGCCTTGTTATTATCGCCATTACGGCGGTGATTGCGATTGGCGTTCTGTTATACAAAAACTGGGACACTGTAAAGGAAAAAGCTTCGCAACTTGGCGACTGGATCGTCAATGTATTTAACAATTTCAAGGGAAAATGTTCACAGTATATCCAGGAATTCGCGAATAAATTCCCGGAAGCGTTCGCTTTCATTTCGTCCGTATTTGAAAGTTTCAAGCAGACGGCGACAAATATTTTCGGCGGAATCAAGACATTTTTCCAGGGAATCATTCAGTTTTTTACCGGCGTTTTCACTGGCGATTGGTCGAAAGCACTTGAAGGATTGAAAAATATCTTTTCTGGCGCATTTAAGGCCCTTTCGTCGCTGGCACTTGCACCACTTAACGCCCTGAAAGGGGCTGTGACCGGTGCGTTTAATGCGATAGACGTAGCAACGGGCGGAAAACTGACAGCAATAAAAAATAAGGTCAAAGACGCATTTTCAAAGGTGAAGGAAACCGCCGGAAATATCATGTCGGCGGCGAAAGATACGATCAGCGAAAAACTGAACAATATCAAATCAGCCTACGAAGAAAACGGCGGCGGAATCAGGGGCGTAGCCGCGGCCGCTATGGAAGGTGTAAAAGGCTATTACACGGCCGGATATTCTTTCATAAACAATTTGACCGGCGGAAAGCTTGAAGAAGTTCGTTCGAAATTTTCTGAAAAAATGTCGTCGATCGGATCCAATGTTTTAACCGCATTTTCGAACGTGAAATCTACAATCGGAAACGCAATGTCCCAGGCGGCTTCGAACGCAAGCGCACACCTAGAAACCATGAAGTCGGCATATACAAACGCCGGCGGTGGAATCAAGGGCATAATGGCCGGAACAATGGCCGGAGTGCAAAGCATAACTTCAAGCGCCCTATCAACTATTAACACCGTAACCGGCGGCGGACTGGATAGCATGAAAGCCGCATACACAAACGCCGGCGGCGGAATCAAAGGTATTGTTTCCGGAGCAATGGCCGGAATACAGACCACAACTTCGACTGTAATGTCGGCGATCAACACGGCGACCGGTGGAAAACTGGAACAGCTAAAAAATAGCTTTTCCGAAAAACTGGAAGGTGCAAGGTCAGCAGCACTATCGAAGTTTGAATCAATAAAAAGCGGAATTTCCGAAAAACTGGAAGGCGCGAAAAGTACTGTCAGAAGTGGTTTAAGCGCGATCAGCGGCTTTTTCTCAAACGTGAAGCTGTCACTTCCACACATTAAGATTCCGCATTTCAATATTTCCGGCGGCCAAGCGCCGTGGGGAATTGCCGGAAAAGGAACAGCGCCGAAGATTTCGGTTGACTGGTACAAGAACGGCGGTATTTTAACCGGCCCGACAATATTCGGAGCGAACGGAAATTCGCTTCTGGGTGGCGGAGAAGCCGGCAAGGAAGCAGTCCTTCCATTGTCTGAATTATGGTCGAACATGAAAACGGTTGTCGCCGGAGTAATGGGAAGCCAACCGAACGCGGCAACAGAAGCCTATAAACAAGCGTCAGAACTTGCAGACGGTAACAGCCAGCCGCAGACACAGACTGATTCCGTAACAAAGGAACTTTATAACAACATAACAACAAACAACACCGTGAACAAATCAAGCGAAAAGAATTCTTCGGATAATTCTTCGAAGATCGTTTATCAGCCGCAGATCATTATTCAGGGCAACGCAAGCAAGGAAGACGTACAATCCGCGCTTGATATGTCCCAGGAGAAATTTAACGCCATGATGGCGGAATATGAACGGCAAAACAGACGTGTTTCTTTCGCGTAAGAAAGGGGGCTTAATGTGTGGACGAAAACAGATATTACACAACCGTTCAAGGTGACATGTGGGATTCTATCGCCTATCAGTTTTACGGCGACACGAAATACATAGGCCTTCTTTTTAAGAATAACCAGGATCTACTTGATATTTTTGTCTTTTCGGCCGGAACGAAGGTATATATTCCGGAACTTCCGGACGAAGAAGACGAAGATATTCCGGAATGGAGATTGTAAACCATGAAAGCACGTCAGGCGTCCGTTGTAGTCAAATACAACGATAAAGACATTACGAAAACCATAACGGACTACATAGAAGGTTTTTCTTATGTTGACAACGCCAGCGGATCGGCCGACACGGTGACTTTGAAGCTTAACAACAGAAGCGGAAAGTGGTCGGGAAGCTGGATCCCCGTTCAGGGGGATTCCGTTAAAACAATAATTAAATTAACAAACTGGAACAAAGAAGGCGACAACCGGAAGTTCGATTGTGGATATTTCCTGATCGACGATTTGAGCTTTTCGGGGCCGCCTTCGGTTGCTTCAATCGGCGGAATATCAACGCCGATCAATACTGACTTTAATGTCACGAAAAAAAGTAAGACATGGAAGAAAACGTCGGTCAAAGGAATCCTTTCTTCGATAGCTTCTTCCGCGAAAATCGGACTGTATTTTTCCGGCCAGGACTATCCGATCGACGAACTGGAACAGTCAGACAAAGAAGACGTGAATTTTGCGTTCGAACTTTGCAGTTCCTATAACCTGGCCATGAAACTTTATAACAAGAAGATTGTCACATTCGATCAGACAGAATATGAAAAGAAACCGGCCAGCTTTACGTTGAAAAAAGAAAATTGCGAAAGCTGGTCGTTTACTTACAGTCTTACACGAATGTATGACGGCGTTTCGATTTCCTATACTGATTCAAAGAAGAACCAGACATTGAAATATAAATTCATGTTAAAGAATGGAAGCCGAATTCTGAAACTGAATGAAACCGCGGAAAGCCTACAAGACGCAGAGATCAAAGCAAAATCGAAGCTACTTGAACATAACAGAAAGTGCCAGACGGCAAATTTGAAAGTGAAAGGCGACACGAAATACATATCCAGTAAGTGCATGAAGCTTGAAGGCTTCGGAAAGCTTGACGGAAAATATTATATCGACACGGTATCACACAGCAAGGACGCCGGAAACGGCTATTATTGCACGCTGGAAGCCCACCTTTGCATTATTGTTAAAGGCGTAACTGTTGCGACGGTTCTTTCGGGCGATACAGTCAAAAAAGCGGCTTCTTCTTCAACGGCCGGAAAGAGATACACGATTGTTTCCGGCGATACATTGTGGAGAATCAGCACGAAGTTTCTTGGATCCGGTGCAAAGTACATGCAGATATACAACGCGAATTCCGGAACCATAGAATCGACCGCGAAGTCACATGGAAAATCTTCTTCGAGCAACGGACACTGGATTTATCCAGGAACCACATTAACAATTCCAGGATAGGGGGCGAAAACGTATGTCTGATATTATCAGAGTGGGTTATATTTCAAATGTTAATTACGCAGAAGGAACGGCCCAGGTGGTTTATAAAGACCGCGACAATGCGGTTTCGCCTTACCTTCCTTTTGCTTCTAACGAATACGATCCGCCGGAAACGGACACGCTTGTTTACGTCGTCCACCTTCCGAACGGCGGCACGCGCGGAATGATCCTTGTTCCGCCGTACACGAAAGGAAACCGTCCGCCAGAAGGGAAAAAAGGAATCTGGCGAAAAGATTTCGGCGACGGAAGTTATATCCGGTACGATAAAGAATCGAAACAGCTTGACATTGTGAGCGATTCCGTCCACATGGAAGGACTTTCTGTTTCCGGGAATCTTTCAGTTTCCGGATCAATAAACGCCGGATCCATAACCACGGGCGGAAACGTCCATATCAAAGGGAATCTGACGGTTGACGGAAGTTATCCAAAGTAAGGCGGTGATTATATATGATCGGCTATTTAGGGGATATTATCTTCGAAACTAGCGACAAAAAGATTTGTAACTTTAAGGGATTGAAACGTTCCATTTCCGCGAACTACTCAGAACATAAGCGCTATAAAAAGAAAAGTCAGCGCGAATTTGAAGGCGCGAAAAATCAGGGCGTTTCGTTTGAAATGAATATCAGAGCCGGACACGGGGTAAAACCTAAAAAAATGATGGATAAAGTAATAAAACATTGTCAGAACGGCGACGTTCTTCCGTTCATGATCGGCGGCCACAGAGTAGGCGGCGGAAAATGGACGATTGACAGCGTGGACGCCACATATAACGAAGTGTGGAACCGCGGCGAACTTGTTTCTGTCAGTTTATCCATAACGGCGACAGAATATTATTAAGGCGGTGCCTATGATTAAAATAGACGGCGTGCAGATTGTGATTAACAGCGTGT